TCAATCTTATTTGCAATTTCTTGTAGTCCAGCTGGAGTACCCAAGTCAATATTGAGTATTGCTTGAGCCCTTGTTTCAAGATCACCCTTGAGGTTATTTAGATTTACGGTTACTCCACAAGTTAATGGCATAGTCTACTCCTAAGATACGGAAGCTGCATTATTACAAGAATTCGTTCCAGTTCTTGTAGTTGGACAATTATGGTCAACCTTACCAGATGCTTTAACAGTTGATGTATCATCACCTATGTAAATTTTATAATGACCATGTTTTCTTTCATCTAATGTATTGAGATATTGTAACCTTGTTGCACCTGTAACTCTCTGTTGATAAGTACCAGCTATTTTATATAATGTATTTCCAGAAACAGTTTCGGTAACATTACCTGTGACCGTTATATTGCAATTAGCATTGGTTGATATACCCATATCACCAATAGATGTAATGTCAATAGCTGAATTGGAAACTATTGTTTTATTCTTCTTAACCAATGTTGACATTGTACCCTGTGTTACCTCTGCTAAATTTCCAGTAATATTTTCTTTAACATTACCAGTTATATTTATTGTCCTGTCCTTGTCTATATTTATGATCTGGTCTTTACCTACTTTGAGATCACAATTACCATTGACCACTACTTTCCTATCAGCTAGTACCTCTGTGATTTCGTTACCACTTATCTTAGTTCGTTTATCCCCATGCACGTTCAAGTGATAGTCACCTTTAACCTCTTGTACTAAATCACCCTGATATAACATTCGACAATCACCTGTTATAGTTACATTACAAGTTCCTGTTATACTAACATTTTTCTTGCCGAGTATTATTTCATATTCATCACCAACTACTTTAACTACCTTAGTACCATCTGGCTGTATCTCTTCAAATGTTCCAGACGTATGATATTTGTGTAACCTCTCTGATGTTATAGTATCATCCCATTCTTCAACATGACCTGATTCACTCATCCGAACATGATTGAATGGGTATTGTGATGTGAGCTCTATCGTACTTAAATATGTTACATCACTATCCTTAACCCCACCATATCTAGGGTTTGGTTCATTCCATCTATGAAATTCAGTTGCACTTGCAGCTGTACCACCATGAGTTACATCTGAAATATCTGCATTGATAACACCAGTATCACCGCCTCCAGTAATCTCACTACCTGGCGGATATAAATTAATGTTATTAGTATTCGGTGAAGTAGTCCTGATATTACCAGCATCTGCAATAGGTACTGACTTCGTTCTTGATTTTCTTTTACGGTCAAGTGATGGTGAATCTTCGGCACTAGGTGTTTTCAATACACCCTTCAATGGTACTGGGTCTGCCCCACCGCCACGAGCTAGTCTATTGACATCTGGTTCACCAATAAACGTACCATCCTCTTGTTCACCAATATGAGTTGCTAATGGATAAACACCTTTAGGGTCATTGAATCCTAACTTCGGGTTTGCAACTGCTTCTGGTCTTCCACCAAAGGTTGACATCATTACAGGTTCTTGTGCGTTCTTACCATCACGGAAAAATCCAAATACCCATGTTCCTTCTACTGGGCCCATTGGTGTAGTTCCAATACCATTCATAGCTGCAGAGGTTATTGGTTGACTTGGAGTTGCCCAAGGCAAATGCTCTGTAGGTATACCAACACCCTCATCTTTATTATCAGTATGATATCCAAGTATACGCACACGACATCTACCCAACTTCAATGGGTCTAGTCTATCCTCTACGACACCTTGCCACCAAACAAATTCACCAAACATAATTAATCTTCCTTTCGTGATTTTCTAACTGGAATATGTTCTTCCAAACCATCTTTACTAACCTCAACTTTCATATTGTATGTAACCTTTTCTTTTCCCTTAGAGAAAATATGTTGTATTGCAGTCACCAAATATTTTCCAGATAAAAACTTATCATCAGCAACATCTGATTTTTTGTCCTTACTTGAAGTTTCTGGTGATGGTAAAATAACCGTAACAGTTTGACCTACTCTTATTGCTGTATTACCACTTACTTGAAGTAAAATAGATACACAATCATATATAGCCACATGACTATTTCTTCTAAGTTTCCATCTCTCTACTTGATTATCATATAAGTCATTTGAATTCTGAGCATACATCTGGTCATGTTTTGGATAAAACTCAATCTTACTATCAATCATGTTGTTTAAGTTTTTCTCATCAGTTGTTGGGTATGTATTAGCTTTTGATGACGGTGCATGAGATGTTCTTACAACACCTGCTGAACGTGTCTCGACCTCGGAATTTGATAGCGGAGGATAATCACCACAATGATTGAAACTAAACCATTCATTAAATCCACCATACTCAAATTGTGTTATTTTCTTTGTAACAATATCATGTGTAATGAGTTTGGAAGCATACATACCTCTTTTTGTATTTTGTTGTTTATCAAACTGTTTTAAAAAATTATATTCTTGAATCTTTATTATTCCAGCAGATTGATGTTCAACACCAGTTGGATCATCAACCCTTGAACGATATTCAAAGGTAAACACTTCTTTTTTCTCAGCTAAAGAATTTAAACTAACAAAAAAAGAACCACTCATTGTTTCATAATACATATAGTTTACACCAGAAGCTTTATTAGGTATTGCCCTTTTAGATAACCATGCAATAGCTTCTAATGGTCTTAGGTTAGGTATAATAACTCTTTCCGTTCTTTCGGTTTCTTCAACAGATAATTCTTGTTTACCATCATCCAAATATTTACTATATATATCTGCAACAATATCACTAATCTTATCATTGTTGTATGACTTAGAAACCTTTGAATGAAGACTACTCATATAAGTTTCTGATACCAACTCTAAAGAATACCTTTGCACCTTTGGTTGTTTAGGGTCTAAAATACTTCTCGCACTCAAAGAGTTAACGTGCATAGGCGGAGGTTTTATACTGTATACCTCAGAGTCTTTACTGTCACCGAAACCAGTAAGAGAGATATCAATGTCAACCGTTTCCTCACCAACAATAGGAAGTTTATAGGGAACATTATGTGAATCAACTAACACCATTGTTGCAGTTAAAGATGGACTAAATATATCCTCATATATACTCAACTCTTGTATATGAGGATTTAAGTCATAATTTCCAGATGCGCCACGAATCTCTAATTTTTTAACATCAACATCAGTTGCATTATTTTGTTTTGGCATAATATTATTCTACTGTTAATTTTTTAAATTCGTTAATTACTTGTTTAACATATTCACCTCTAATGACGTTTATTGTTCTCTTTTCATCGTTCAATGTTTCTTCATATACAAAATTAGTCACAGCTGTAGCACCAACTGCATCTGAATCAACTTCATACCCATCAACATCTTCGTAGTGATGAACACCATTAATATTCGTATATTTCTTTGCAACAAACTTCTGTAAGTCAAAGTATGGTAGAGGCCAATCGTAATATGGATTGGTCATGTAGTTTGCATACATGATTACCCAATGCAATGTAGAGTCACCATAAAATTGATGTGCAAGTATGTCTGCCCTATCACCATCATTGATAAAATATTGTTCAAAGAAAGCAGAATTGATAACATCCATCTTTTTTCTGACTCTTACAAGAACATTTGTAATTGCTTGAACACGTTTATTATTTTTGTCACCACGAACATCATAAGCTATTGTTGGAAAATATTCAAAGTATGCCATTAGAACATCCTCTCAGAATCTTTGTATCTACCAACTTCTGTTTCGCCCATAACATCTTCTCCCGTAATAATTTCTGTTTCTTGGAATGTTAATTGTAATGAAATATCAACTGGAGCTCCTCCTTCAAATGATCTCCATCCTTGTCCAGTATAATTTGTATTAACACCTGTACATACACAATATTTTATTTCTGGAAGATACTCATTAGTTTCATAACTATTGTTACTATCAATAGTTAAAAATTCAATTTTAAATTCTTTAGGATATGCAAATACAGCACCACCAGTTCCTTTTTCAAAGGTTGGTTTTGAATGGGCTCTAAATGCACGAATGATTTGTTGAATCACATCAACATCGGACTGACTCCTAGCCCTCAATATAAATGTAAAATCAAAAGCACGAAAGTCAACACCTTGAAATGTTTGTTCTTTAAATGGATTTCCTTTTATATTAAATGCACCTTCAAGATTACCTTGAACTACTGATTCACCAAGCACACCACCAATAACACTACCTGCGATTCCGCCACCGGCCATCATTGCAGCAGAACCACCAAGTATAGCACCAGCATTAGATAGTAAACCACCTTCTAACGCTTGACCCATACTGGCTCCTGACCTCAATGCACCAATAACACCCTGCTCTTTTCCTTCCCAACTAACTGCTTCATTAAAGGTAACAGCAGAAGGCATATGTAAATAAACACTCTGAAGATGTTTTTCAATAGCTGTTTCTTTTTTTAACTTATTTTCAGCAAGTAGAGCATTACCAACACCAGTTGATCTTATTAAAGAGGTTGTGGCATCCGCGATACCATCAATAAAACCACCAGTTGAATCAAGCGCTTTGCCTAAAAGATTACGATTACCATTTGTCGCTGAGTTACCTGCCTCTTCTGCATCACTCTTTTCTTCATTAGTTTTTATTGCTACGTCTAGTGATTTTTTTGTATCGGTAGTTAATGCTGCTTTTAAATTCTTATATGAAGGGCCCTGTCGTTCATATATACCAAACTTAATTGCCTCAGGATAAAAATCCTTTTCCATATCTTGAGGGAATATCAATGTTCCATTTGATAATGTACCAAATTCTTCATTCCTTTCAACACTTGACCTAGCCATTATCGTTTCCCCCTAGTCTTTAATAAAGTTTCTCTGAATACCTGTTTACTTGTTTTCTTACCACCAGTACTCAAAATGAATTTTTCTACATCCTTCATTATTACATTTCCCCAACTAAGTGGTGATATCTTAATTATTTTTGATCTTATGTTTTCCATTCTGTACCTATGAAATGCAGCCTTTGCAAAACGATATTTTCTGGATGTTAATATTAACTGTCTATATGCTCTAACTCTTAACCTTGTATCTTTTGATAACTCATCTTCGTCTAAAAAGTTCTTCATATTTTCAATTATGTCTGGTCTATACTTATTATACATATAATGAAAATTGATACCTTCAAATAACCTTCCACGTTTTCTAAGAACAAAAACAAGTGGAAATCTATCAAAGTATAGGTTACTAGGCTCAGCTTCATACTTAAAATAATACATATTTCCAGCTAGTATTATATTTGATCTCTCACCCTCTATAGTATTTAATTTTGTTGTAATTGCCATTTTATGTATTTATAAGAGATTTAACGGATTCCTAACTCTTTTTCTGTAATAACTACAAATTCCCAATCACGTTTTTCAGCATATCTCTTTGCAGCTTTCCACTTTGCCTGATTCATTACATAGGTCTTGATCTTGTTCTTATATGTAACAGTCTGTCTTTTAGGTTTCTTAGGGGGGAAACATTGATTATAGGGTTTTATCTCTATAATGTATTTCTTTGCCCTTCCTGAGCGAGTCATCACCTTGACATAGAAATCCACAAAATACCGTCTGGTACGTTTGTCTATGGGGTGATAATAAGGTACAACTATGGTTTCTGAGCCCCACTCAATGACGTTAGGATTACCATCTAAATACTTCATGTATCGGAGCTCCCAACGTGACCTATGCTCACATTCTTGGAGATTACCTACATATTTATCCTTATTTCTTACCTTATATTTTCCAACTTTAGGGTATTTTTTCATAAATCTCTTATAAATACATTATACGGTTCAAAGTATTTATAACAGGAGTACAATAATGGCGGGTCAATTTTTAGACGATTTTAAAAGTAGAATGACATCATTTGCTAGGCCGAATCTATTTGAAGTAGTGGTATATGCCAAACCAAATAGTATTAATAAAGATTTATTAGACAGATTAAAATTTAGTTGTTGTACAGCTAGTATACCTGGCCTAACAATTTCAACAACAGAAAAGGATGAAGGCTACCGTTCTATTGCATATCAAAAAATATATGAAGATGTCTCATTAGGTTTCTATGTTCACGGGGATATGAAAGAATTGAAAGTATTTCAAGATTGGATGAAACTAATGATTAATCCAAAGAATAACCATGTTGGATATTATGATGATTATAAATCAACAGTAGAAATTAAAAATTTAGATAGACAACAGAAAAAAGTTTTAACTACAACCTTATATGATGCATATCCAAAATCATTGGAAGCTATAGCTTTAGATGCTGGACAAAATGATGAAGTTATGAAAGTAAATGTTTCATTCACATATAGACATTACAAACAAAAATTTGGTGGCAAACAAGAAACAGTTGGACTACCAACTTCTACGGAAGAGGATACTACCGAAACAAGTGCAGAGGATATATCAGATGCATTAGTTCCAGTTAATCCATTATTAAAAGTAGGACAAGCAGTTAGATCAGGGGGTAGTGGTTTATTAGATTTCAGAGGAGCAAGATAATAATAATAACAATATCATTTTATATTAAGGAGTTAATGAAATGGGATTACCAAAAATTGCAGTACCAGAGTATAGTTTAACATTACCTTCCAACGGTAAAGAATTAAAGTATAGGCCTTTCTTAGTCAAAGAAGAAAAGCTTCTTCTTATTGCTATGGAGAGTGAAGAAGAACAACAAATAATAACAGCAACAAAAAATGTAATTCAAAATTGTGTATACGGTGATATAGATGTTGATACATTACCAATCTTTGACATTGAATATATCTTCTTATGGTTGAGAGGAAGAGCTAAAGGTGAAAAGGTTGATTTAAAATATACCTGCCCAGAATGTAAAAATGAGGTAATAATATCATTTAATATTGAAGATGTTAATGTTAATAAACCAGAAGGACATAATAATAAAATAGAATTAACTGATGATTTAGGTGTTGTGATGAAATACCCTGATATACAAATGCAATCAAATATTGAAGGTTCTAAAGATGAAAATCAAGTAGAACAACTCTTCAAAACAATAAGAATATGTATTGATTATATTTATGATGCAGAGAAAATGTATTCTAATAAAGATCATACAGAGACAGAACTTACAGATTTCTTAGAATCATTGACTGATCCACAATTTCAAAAGATTGCAAAGTTTTTTGAAACGATGCCAAAGTTAAAACATGATGTGAAATTACATTGTAAAGCTGTTACTAGTGAAAAGGGTAAGAAGAAAACTATCTGTGGATACCAAGAGGATATAAAATTGGAGGGTCTACAATCTTTTTTCGCCTAATCCTCTGCCATGAATCGTTAGGAAATATGATGAACACTAATTTTTCTTTAATGCAAAGTCATAAATATTCATTGACTGAGTTAGAAAATATGTTGCCATGGGAAAGAGATGTATACCTTGCATTATTAGTAAATCACATAGCAGAGGAAAACTCTAAAATGAAACAAAGGGAACAACAAAAATAAAGGATAGTATCAATGGCTGATAAAGCAGAAAAAATTACTGAAAGTGCTGTATCAAAAGCAATGAAACCTTCGTTTGAAACTTTAGGTAGAATCGAAAAAGGTATAACCAAACTCAATGCTCAAGGTAATGAAGGTGCTGAAGAAAGGGTAGAGGGTGCTCGCGCAAAAAAGAAAGAAGCCGAGGAATCAGCCAAAACAAATACTTTATTAGCTGGTATTTACAAAGGCATCGTTGATTTAAATAAAACCATGCTTGCAAGTGTAAAAGCTAAGCTTAAATCAGGATTTGGAAACCTGCTTGCTGGTGTTATAGCACCAGTTCTTATAATGGTTGGGTTCTTTGCACAATTAAAAAAAGAATTTAAAGTTCTCAAAACACTTACTGGTGGTGGACTGAAAAAACTATTTATGCCACTCAAGAATCTCTTAATGGGTGAAGGGAAAATTGCTAAAGGGATAAAAAGTGCTCTTAAATTCATTGATAAAATGCATGGTGGGATATTCACGAAAATTGGTAACTTCTTTAAGAATTTTGGCCAAAACAAAATGGTTGTTAAAGTAACAGAAACCATTACAAAAGTCAAAGGATCAATATCTAATGGTTTATTAAAAATAAAAAACTTTTTTCAACCAGTTAGTGACTTCTTTAAGAGTTTTCAAAAGGTAAAACCATTCGGGCCACCAAAGCCAGGATTGTTAACTAAAGGCATACAATTAATAAAAAATATTATCAAAGTGATAGGTAATATTTTTAAACCAATCATTAATGTTGCCAAAAGTATCTTTGGATTTGTAAAAACCGGCACAGCAATTGGTAAGTGGGCAATGGGTTTTGGTAAACTTTTAGGTAAACTATTTCTTCCTATCACTATTCTTATGTCTGCATTTGATTTTGTAACAGGATTCTTGGATGGTTTTAAAGAAGATGGTATCATGGGTGGTCTGGAAGGAGGATTATCTAAACTGCTTAAAGGTTTAATTGGTATGCCTCTTGATTTATTAAAGGATGGTGTATCTTGGATTCTTGAAAAATTTGGATTTGAACAGGCTTCGGAGTCACTTGATTCATTTAGTTTCTCTACATTGATTGATGATATGGTTGGTGGATTTTTTGATGCAGTAGATGGTATTATAGGATGGCTTGGAGATAAATTCAGCTTTTCAACTATTGGTGAAGCACTTACATCCATGCTAAATTTAATCTGGATGCCGGCAGTATTATTCAAGGAATGGTTAATTGATCCCTTAGTAAATTGGGTTGGGGACATGATGGGGTGGGATGTTAGTGCAATTACAGAATTTGATCTAATGAAAACAATAGGTGATACAGTAGATGATATTGCAAATTGGTTTGGAAAAATATTCGATATTGATATTGGTAAATGGATAATCAGTATGGCATCGGGAATACCTGGCGGTGAATGGGTACTTGAAAAGCTTGGTGTTGGTGGTGGTAGTGATGACGATGATAAACCAAAAAAGAGTATTAAAGAACAGAAAAAAGAAGCACTTAAAAAAGAAATTGCAGAAATGAAAGAGGATGTTGGTAAAGATTCTTGGCATGAAACTGAAGGAGAACGGAAAAAGGATAGAGAAGAATTGGCCGCAAAACAAGCAGAACTTGAAAAGATGGAAGTTGATGATAAGATGGCGTTTGTAGAGAAGCGATTAAAAACAATTGATAGGATGAACAAAAGTAATCCGAATAGACAGGGTAGAATAGATAAGCTAAATGCTCAGATTGATGCCAGCTCACAAAAAGAAGCCATTGAAGGTCAACTATCCAAAAAACAGAATAAAACACTAGGACGAACAGCACCTAAGAAATCTGCGGTTAAGGTTAGTTCTAAGAAAGTTGCACTTAAAGGTATTGATTGGAAATTTATTTCCGATAAAGAGGGTGGATCAAAAACAGATGGTTATGTTCCTAATCCAGAAGGTTCTAAGTCTGGTGTAACAATTGCAACAGGTTTTGATTTAGGTGCAAGGAGTATAAAAGACCTTGAAGGTTTACCAGCTAGTCTAAAATCAAAATTAGCACCGTTTATGGGACTTCAAGGTGTGGTGGCGGCCGAAGCATTAAAGAATAGAGGTGGATTGGTTATCACCCAACAAGAAGCTGGGTTGATAGATAAAATGTCAAAGGGTCAAGCTCTCAAAAAACTTAAAAGAGAATGGAACAAAAACGCTGCAATTATGAAGGGAAAGACTTTTGACGAATTATCTGGAGCACAAAAAACAGTTGCCGCTTCGGTTGCATTTCAATATGGAAGTTTGAGTAAGGCACCTAAATTTAGGAATGCTGCGCAATCGGGTGATTGGGATGGTGCAATAGGTGAATTAAGAAATTTCGGTGATGACTACGGTTCAAGAAGACAAAGTGAAGCAGATTTTTTAGTAGCTAACTCACCAAATAGATCAGGACAAACAATTAGTGATCTTTCAGCAGAAAATCAATATGCAAAAGCAAATATGGGTCAAGGTGGGACAAATGTACTTGCTCCGAACAATAGTAAAACATATAATACCACATCACAACCAGTTATTATGGCAGAAAGTGCAAGAAATATAAATGCAAAAAATCTACATAATACATAAAAAAATAAAGGGGGAAGTGTACCGAAACGGTTTCACAAGGTATCAGGAACGCGTTCCTAACCGATACCAACATAATACTGGTGTATCACCAATATAACAAAACACTCCCCCCTCTATCAATTACTG